TTTTCTGGGTTTCTTTTCTTCTGGTACAATATTCTGAAGGTCAATTTTCAGAACACCATTAACTATGTCAGCAGATTTCACAACTACAGTATCAGATAATGTAAATGAATGACTAAAATCACGAGTTGATAAACCACGATGTAAAAATACAACATCTGAGGTGTATGCAGATTTGATTTCACCATTGACAGTTAGTTGGTTGTTCTTAGTTTCAATAACAATTTCATTCTTATCAAATCCTGCAACAGCAATTTGGATCTGATAATTATCATCATCAAATTTGACAATATTGTATGGGGGGTATGTTTGTGGTTTCTTTTGTTCAAACAGTTCTTCAAACTCATTAAGAGTTGTTAGAAGACGATCAAAACCAACAGTAGATGGAAGTAGTGACTTACCGTATGCATATGTCATATTGTTTCTCCTTAAAAGCGAGTTAATAAAATAGAGTGGACCCCGAAGGCATCCACTTCTATTTATACAATATAACACATTATTTTGTTATTGTCAAGAAGTTTTTTTCTTTCCAATGTTATATTTTGCAATCAACTCCCATTCATGTTTTTCCTTATGAGAGATGATTTTGATTTGTGATAGGAAAATTGGTGGTGGATTTTCTACTTGTTCTTTATTAACAACAGTAACCAATCCCCAATCTTCTAATAACTTTGCAATTGCATTTCTACGTGAAAGATCATTTTCTGATAAATCTGTTGGTTTACCATCAAGGGCAAACAACTCTTTAAAATGAATGAGTGCGTATTTTCCTTTTTTATGAAGGATATGACAAGATTGATAAAGAATTTTATCTTTTTTGGATGCTACACCAATACGGGTCAGTGTTTCTCTGACTTTGAGAAAATCATCTTCTTCCGTCAATTTAATTTCTACACCAAGTCCATTAAAAATATCACTTTCTATTTTATTCATATCTTTTCCTCAAGTTATCCATCCAAGATAACATTTGTAAATTTTCCATAGAAGCACAATAATCCTCTGATATGTTTTTATTAAAACAATCAGAAACACTCATTATATGGTCTAGTTGATACCCATTATCAACTCCACACAGTGTTCTAGGATAGTTATTAGGGTTTATTTCGTTTTTATATAAGGCATATGTTTTTTCGGTTAAATACCTAACTTTATGTTTATATAACTTATATTTATCTGTTTCTTTTTTTCTCTTTATATTATATTTCCTTAACCATGTATAAAGAGATGTTTTTCCCCTAATATTTAATACATTACAAATTTCATCATTACTATAACCATTATCTATTAATTTTCTTAAAATAATTTCATCTATATCATATTTTCTATTATTTCCCCCTCCTTGGGGTCTTAATTCTAATCCAAAATGTTTTATCCATTTATTGATGCGTTTCTTAGTACATCCATAATAATTGGATAATTGCAATTGTGTATTATTTTTATACAGTTCAATAAATTCATTTTTATCTGGGAATTGATTGTAACCTATGATATTGACCATATCTTTATTAATTGTGGATAAATGATACTTTTATTTATAAAAATATGTTATTATAAAGAATTATTGTTTCACTCCACCTTTATCCGTTTTTCTTCTTATCTCATTGATTTGTTCATGAGTAAGAATACGAAGAGCATCCTTTGCTTTCTGGTTGGAATAGCCAAAATATACTTTCACGCACTCTATGTCTTTATCAACCTCAGATTTTTGCCATTTCTTGAATGAACGTTTCATTGGTCTAATATAATGAAGAAGATATGAATATTGCATATCTTTATCTAAACCAGACAACATATTGATTTCATTCACATAAGGAATACAATCAATATGATAGGACAGAGCACGATTAACAATGAACGGATTATAGTCATTATAATCCAGTTCATCACGGAACACACTTTTCTTAGTTTGTAGTATAGAAGGTACAATCTCCTTAAATAGATCAGGCATTATTTGAACTCCAAGTCAGACATAAGTTCAACAATACATGCCAGAAGGTTAATTTCATGATCAGCAACAAAAGCAGCATTAAACTGATATTTACCAATAGTAATTACCAACTGTGGGACAGAAGATGGTTTCAATTGATCATATAGACCATCAAAGACCTTCCTCAAGAGTACAGAAGGATCATTGTCAAGATTATTAACAACCCACTTACGTGCTGAACTGAAATCACGTGTGTGAATGCAGTTTACAAGTTCTGTGATCTGTATATCACCGATATTACTTAGAATACCACTGTCAATGACCCCAGAGACAGAATACCTCTGTAACTCGTTTAGAATGCGTCTATTATCGGGAAAATGTTTGGTGATAACAGCAGCTACTACATCCTTACTATATTCTACATTCTCATGTTGGAGAATACCCTCAACACGTTTGAAGAACTGTGCAGCCATCTTTGGTTTGCAACCATTGAGTTTGAAATCAATGACAGTACAACGAGAATGGAGTGGATCAATAATACGGTTCTTATAGTTACAAGTGAAAATAAAAGAACAGTTAGAAGCAAACTCTTCAATAGCACCACGAAGTGCAGGTTGTGTTGAGTTTGGGTTTAGATAATCTGCCTCGTCAATGATAATGACTTTACGTCCACCAGTAAGAGACATAGAAGATGCATAGTTCTTAATCTTGTTACGAAGAACATCAATACCAGATTCATCAGATCCATTGATCATCATGAAATCACAACCAACTTCATTACAAAGTGCTTTTGCTACAGTTGTCTTACCAACACCAGCAGTACCAGAAAGAAGGAGGTTTGGGATTTCACCTTTGGTAACGATATCTTGAAAAAGGGTTTTTAAACTATCAGGAAGGATACAATCTGCGATTTTGGTAGGACGATACTTTTCTACCCATAACATATGCTCAGTCATTCAATACTCCATAATAAAAAAGATGCCCCCGAAGGGGCATTAAAATCACTTAACTTCGTTCACACCTTCAAACAATGCTTCAAATTCATTATTTTCAGAAACAATCTCTTGAAACGATTGCTTGTAATATACATTAGACATTTTCTTAAAGATCTTCTTAGGAATCTTAAACTTGTCATGTGTAGTACTAACGATATCCTTCATCAACTCCTTTTCGTTGTTGATCTTAGACATACATTCTGACATTTCCCTCAGACAACTCTTGATTGCCTTGAGTTCTTCTTCATTATAAGTTCCAAACAATGTTTGAACAGTAATAGACATTTAATTATGCTCCAGTTATCTGTGAAACAACGTCAAGTTCATTTTCCTCAACAACAACATTACCATTAATCAAACCAATAACAGTTTTACCTTCCACTTCACCTTCAGCAGCAGTAAATACTGCAACAATATACTTAGGATTTACTGCAATCTTTGCTTGTGTCTTCACATCAGTCAACCAAATTAAACTCATTTTATTATGCTCCATAGTTAGATTCTTTTGCTTCAGTAGCAACCCAATAATCAACGTCTTGCGTTTTGTGCTTGAAAGAAGCAAGACCTTTTGCTGAAATCTCAACATCATAAGAACCAGAAATCATTTTCAAGTTCTCCGTTAAGAATACCATTTTAAACGAATGTCCATTTCCTTCTCCCACCTCAATACTGTTAGTGTGAGCAGAATCATCCTTGACATTGTATGCAGTAATATACACTTTGTCACCATCAGACACAACAGCAATATTTGGTGATTGTAATACACTTGCACTTTTCAAGATAGACGCATAATCATCCTCAGTCAACAAAAACGAAATGTCAACAGAAGGAAGGGATAGTGTCTTATCAGGAACTGTGATAATCATTTCCCTTGCGGTCTTACGATACTTAATTTTAGATTTTCCACTTCTAAAAATAACATTTGCATCATCAAAATCAATATCAGCATCTTTACACAAAGAGTGTACAGACAAGAACTGATTTAGATCATATATGCAGAAATCCTCTGGAAAACTGTCCTTCAAAGTTGCTTGGGCGAGGACAGATTTACCAGGAGAAATAGTTTTGATAATACTACCTTGACGGAACTCTAGACCAGAATTAATACTGGAAAAGTTCTTCAAGACAGACAAAGTATCACTAGACAGTTTCATTATTATCTCCAATCACATTATGTTTACACATTATAACACGTTCAACTTCTTTTGTCAAGTCTTTCAGTGTTCCATTATTTTTAATCAACCCATCAATATTACAACCAACCCATGCCCATTCTGAATAATGGATATCTTCACCAACCATCATGATATTTTTAAAATCATCAGTTTCACATTGCTGTAGTTTATTATACCATTCTGGTATACTACCCCTTTGTACTTCATAGATCTTACCACCCTGTTTTTTAATCCATTCAATTTCATTAGGAAAACGAACATCTGTGATAACAAATTTGTCACCACTTTCATAGTAAAATGGGTCTTGTAGTCTTTTTTCCAAGTCCATTACCCAAAAGTCAGAGTGAAATACATCACGACCAACCTCTGTTCCAATTCTCTGTAATGCTTCTCTTGGAGTAAAATCCCTACCAAATTTTGCAGACCAATATGGACAAGGGGTTTCTCTGAATATTCTAGAATATTCAGTATCACCTTCAAGTAAATATCGATCCCAATTGAACATCTGTGCGGTGGTGTCTTTAACACCAGCCGCAAAAGATTCCTTCCAATATCCATTCTGTTCTAAAATATCACCTACGGTTCCCTTACCACTTCCAATAAGACCAACCAATCCTATAATATCCACGTGTTACTTCTCCTTACGATAAGTTCCTTGTTCTCTAGAATCCCAAAACAGAGATCCTTGTAAGAGTTTATCATAATACTTGTTAACTTCTTTTTGTCTAAACTTATAATCTTCAAAAGATTCCCCATCCATACGATAGGGAACCAACACATTCTGACGTTCTGCCATTACATCTCTCCAACATAGTTAGCAACTGCTGGCATATCACCCTGGAAGTGGTACGTACCGATATGAGAAGTTCTCATCCAAGGACACAACCAAATAGAACCACCAATATTTCTCCACCACTGGCAGAACATATAATCTTCAGAAAGATAACGTTCAGAATCCTTGTCGATTACAGTATCAAAATATGCATGGATGTAACGTGATCCATCAAAATTTGCTTGACCAACATGATCTGGTTTATAACGAAACTCAGGATATGCAGATTCCCATTTAGCAAAAACTTCACGTTTCACCATCATGAAACCAGTTCCAATTTCTAGAACTTCAAGAGGTTCAGATACGTTGAATTGTGCAGTACCTTTTACTGGATTGAAAACATAGTCACCAGTAATCTTATCCAAGAACGCAGGATCAAGTTCTGGATTCTTAGTGATTGCTGTTTTTACAGACTTCCACTTGATTGCTTTCTTGGGATACGGACCACCGATAACATCCTTGTCA